TTAGCCGCTCTTTGATCTGCCCCCCAAAAGTTGGACAGGTTAGTTAACTTAAATATTGAGCTCGGTATTGCACTGGGCTCAATCCTTTGAAAACAAGTTTAATGCGTTTTTGGTTGTAATACACTAAATATTCTTCAATTTCAGCCTGTAATTCAGCAATTGAATGATAAGTCCGAGAGTAAAAACACTCTGATTTTAGTATCGCAAAAAAATTTTCAATCACCGCATTATTATCGCAATTTCCTCGGCGGCTCATACTTTGAACCGCTTTACCTTCCAACATCTTTACCCATTCTGCCGAGCCATACAATACGCCTTGGTCGCTATGAATAATCGGGCATTCTGTCGGTTTAAGCCTACTAAGCCCTTGTTCTAACATCTTTTTTACCAATGAAAACTTCGGGCGTGTCGCAAAGTTATAGGCAATAATTTCTCGGTTAGCCAAGTCCATCAACGGTGAAAAATAAAGCTTTTCTTGCCCAACCTGAAATTCCGTTACATCCGTTACCCATTTTTGATTGAGTGCCGTTGCTGTAAAATCACGATTCAGTAAATTCGGGGCTATATGCGATGTTTTTCCTCGTTTTCCATGTCTTTTCTTGCGTAAAATGGAATGAATACCTAACTCGTTCATCAGCTTTAACACCGTTTTATGATTCAAATTAAAACCCATTTGGCGTAATTTAAACGTCATGGGGCGATAACCATCTCGTTTTCTGTTCTTTTTATACAGCGATAAGATAGCCTCTTTTACTTCGTGATAATTTCGCTTAATCTCTTTATAGTAAAAGCTTGAACGAGGCATTTTAGCCACATAAAGTAAATCATTTAACGCATGATCCGGCTTCAATCTTTCAATGATTTTTCTTTTTTCTGTTGTAGCCGGCCGCGAATTTTGGGAAACATAACCGCTAAAAATGGGAATTTGGAAAAATCCGTTATTTCCCATTTTAAGCGAATTTTAACCGCTAATTTTGAGAAAATAAAACGCCCTTTAAATTAACTTTGAAGGGCGTTTAAATTTTAGAATTTATAAATCAGGTTGTCTTCATATTTGCCAGAATAACTTGCTGAAGCATTTACCACTATTCTTTTAGCTCCCGCAAATGACTCCCAATTATCTACTTGCTGTTCTTGGGTGTACTCTATGAACCTGATGAACTCAGACTTTGTTGAACTAAAGAAGATGTAAGGCGGCCTTGTTAAATTGATGTGGTTAATAGTTTTACAGCGACTACATTTGATTTCTAAACGTTTCACTGTGCCGACTTTTGCCAATAATTTATTACAACATTGGCAACGGATCTCTTTTAAATTCTGCATATACTTTCCCATTTTTAGCGGTTTTGTTAAAATCCCGCCTGCCTCGCGAGGTAGGCGGCATATAGCTATATGCAGGCTCATTCTGCTTAGCTGGCATTATCCGTGTTACCGCACAGATAGTGTCGCCGTCTTTATTCTTGAACTATATCTAAATCACTCGCACAATCCGCATAAAACGAACCCTCCGCATTATGCCAATGCACTGCCGGTAATTCGTCACCATTATCTTCAATCACTAGCAACTTGCCGAATGGGCTTGTATATACAACCTCGCCTTGATTGCCGTTGCGTAAGGTTACTTTGTTATTTTGGCTTTCGTAAATTTTTTGCTTTAACAGATAACTCTCCAGTTCCCACAATTTATCGAGCGCGTTGGCAAAAGCACAATTGTTACCGATAAGCGGATCATAGTTTTGATTATCAACACAGACGCTAGTGCCAGCCAATTTGTAGCCATTTTTTAACGTAATTGTGCAGATAGTCAGTAAACCTTGATGTACATACTCAACGTCATCCACTAATTCTGTTAAATATTCAATGGTAAGTTTATTCATTGCTTATCCTTTTTTAAAGATCGTTGCTAGTTGATTTGGGCTGAATCGCCAACCTTGAGTTTTACCGGTGATTGCATTGAAACACCACTCAGAGCAAAAATATTTACTGCGTTTTTGTTTGATGCCTAATACAATGCCAATTGCACCCCACCAATCGTATTTACTCCCTTTTGTAGCATTGAAATAAAACTTAACCTCTGCTTCGCTTACACCATCAAGCAACACCAAATCCCACTTATCTCTTTCAGCGAGATCAATCTCTTTACAACGCACTCCGCCATCACGGATGGAAGAAGAATAACAGTCATAATGAAGCTCATGCTCATAGTGATGACCTGATGTGTACTCAATACGTTCAACAGCAATCTCGCAGTGAGAGTAAGGCCCTTTTGTTAGTTTTCGGGTAATCCAATCCGAAAAACGTGCTAAAAGTGCGGTAGGGTTTATGCCTGTTTTTTTGCCCTTGTAAAGGGCTAAATACACATTATCAGCCATTTTTATAAGCCTCCATTAGTTCGTCCATTTGTTTGATGATGTCATCGCTAATCGCTTGTAATTGTTCAAGCGTTAAGTTAGGGTGTTTTAACTCGTATTTACGCATACGCAATGCCGCCAGGTGGTCTTGTAGCTTTTGTAATCCTGCTGCCTGTTGCAATATAATTTCTGTCGCGGTTTTGTTGTCCACGCCTGCCGGTGTGGCAAAACTGGTGATATAAATGCTCGGCTCACCTTTGTAACCGCTCGCTTTAAACACTTCTGCCGCTTCTTTGCGGGCTTTATATTCCGCTTCAAAACGTGTCCATACGCTGTAAATCGTTTCGGCTTTTTTATCGATTTCATCGATTAATTGTGCGCGCTTTTCTGCTAAAAGGGCGGTTAGTTTTTCGGGTGGAATTTCCCATGCTTTGCCGTCCCATTCATGCGCCGCCGATGGGCGGAACGAGCGGGCGTGAAACGTGCCGTCTTTAAATGTGATGTCGTCTGAATTGAGCGTTAAATAATGCGCATATTGCGTGTCTGTCAACTCAATAAGCGTTGATTTGTCGATGTTATAAAGCGCGATAAAATCGCTATCAATCAGTTCAAAATGCCCGTCTTTATCAATGATGTTTAGCAAATACATATTTAATAGCCCTCTACTTTAATGATTAAATCTACGGGTTCATCTTGACCGCCCGTCCAACGCGCTGCTCGAATTGTGACTTTATCTTTGATTTGCTCTTGTATATCTTCAGCCCAACCTAAAATCCATTCCGTTGCTTCGCTTGCATATTGGGCGCCAGATTTTGTCTTGTTTAAAAACACAGTGACGTAATCCACTTTATTCGGCATAGCTGACCATAATTGCACCGGGATGTGTAACGAGTTGTCGTTTGTTTCTGCGCCAAACAATGTCGGCGAAAAATTACGAAAGGCAATAATTTGTTCAATTTTTCCGTTTGGGTAAACTGTCATAGTCCCTTCGATTTGAATATTAATTGTTTCTTCTCCGTCTTCATAAACGTAACCTGGGCCTTTTTTTACTCGGATTTTTATTTTCTTTTTATGTTGTTTTGTTTGTTGATACGTTTTGCGCACGACATTTTTAATCAACCCCGTCACGCTACTATTAAAATCAACAATATCAGATACTGTGTGCGTATGATTGCGGTCAGCTTTATCTTGCAAACCTTGCGATAACCGTCCCGCATCTAACGCGCCGATATTGACAACTTCGCCGTGAGATTTAATCCAAAATTGCACGTCGTCAAAACTATTTACCGCTTTAATACACAGTTTGAGTACGAGAGATTTCGGACGGGTTTCATCGCCGCCGTTATAAGTTAATTCGTTGTAATTTTGGTCATTCAGATTCCCTCGTTCGCCATAATGAAAAATCCCCATGTTATTTCCCGGATAAGAACTATCCGGCACTTGAATTTTATGGGTTTTAATTGTGTCTTCTTGCGTTTGCCCAACCGACAATCCCGCCCCCGCATTACGAATAAATCTATCCGCGGCTTTTGGCACTGCAGAAATGGAGCCGTATTTAGCAACTAAATGACGGTATAGCTCGGGATAGCGTTGCTGTGTAACTTGCGCCGCAATGTCATCAAACGCAATCCATCCCGCGGGGATTGCGTCGGTTGCAAAATATGCTGTCATGCCGACATCACTACGCGTTAGATCAGGCAAAGTGTTGGAGTTACCGAGCACTTTGTACAAATCAGGAAACGCGGACGCATTAAACGTTGAGCCGTTGGCTCTTAAAAAGCCATTCGGCTTTGTTACCGCAGTCGGAAAAGCCACAATTGAGCCAACCGGCAAGCCTTTTTTTGCTGCCTCCCCAACGGCAAATTCACTGGCGAATTTGTCTTTAGCTGTGCCATCTGTTTTGTGGGATACCGGTAAAATACCAGGCTCGGTTTCTGTTGCCGATTTTGCTGTCCATTTTTGGCTTACTGCTATTTGTACATTGGCAATAATTTGCGCTAGTTTTTTAGCTCCCTTGGCCGTAAACACTAAGCCTTCACTATCTAACCCGGTATCGCTAGTCGCTTGCCAGATGCCCTTTTGGGTGGTTGATCCTACCGGTAATTTATGACTATGACCGGATTCATCAGCTGTGCTTGTGCTATCTGCAATTAAATCTTTCGGTGCGGATTTTTTGCCGAGTAACTCCAAAAACTTTTTGAGCCACAGGGTTCGATTGGCGAGCTGTTTGGATGGTTTGTTCGTAATGCCATTTTCACCGCCCAATACAGGATCGTTTTCTTCAATTTGATAAACTCCGTCTTCCCACTTTTCTTGTTCTTTCAGGTTAGCCATAAAACATCCTTTAAATGAGGTTTAAATCTAGTTTGAACCGTGGTTATAACTGCCGTTATAACGGGCTTTGTTGTTGTAACGCACTGGCACGGCTTTATAATCCAGCACGGCTAATGTGCAACGCGCCGGGGCAAAGTTGCGTAAGATTTTGCGTAGCTGTTGCGCTTGTTCATTGGTAATCGGTTGATTCAGACGAATGGCGTAATAAGCCCATTTGTCACTCAGCGGTATGGTTTGCACAAATTTGTGTTCATAGGTCCGCGCTTTTAAGCCTTCGTCAATATCGATTTCGCCGAAGCCTAAGCGGCGAAATACTTCACGAATTGACCAAGGTGTGCCTTTGTAGCGGTGCAATTCGATGGCGACTTTGATTAAACTGCGTTTGGAATGGTCGTTTTCTGCTAAAAATGAGCCGTCGTAACCCGTCACACTCCATTTTTCGGCAAGAAGCTGGATAAATCCATCATCAAGCAGTTCGACTAAAGTCGTCATCACTTTGCTTTTATCCAACGCATTCATGCGCTCGCTTAAATCCGCCAAGGTTTTGTATTTGGTTTCACGCTCAATCACATCCGCATAAGTCAAATTAGCCATTGCTACGCTCCGGTGCGACATTGATATTGATTGCGGTGCAGTTTGCCCATTCGGTTTCACCTACGATGATTTTTGCCGGGGCAATCAGATTCACGTCATACACGCCCTCAACACGCAATGCGCTGATAATGGCAGACGGCACAACATCAATACCGAGCTTCTTGGTTTTATCGGATAAATACAGTTGAAGCGCATCACGGGCTTTGGTTTTCACAATGTCTTCGCGGTAGCCGTCGAGTAGCGTTAATGTGGCGTTGATTTGGTAGTCGCGTTTGGTCGGTGCAATCACTTCCACGGTGTCGCACAATGGGCGACGACGTTCCGGGCTAACATATTGTTTTACGTCATTTAACAAGCGACTGTCGGGCAAGCCTGTTTTTGTGAGCACGGTAATGCGCACTAAACCGCCACGTGGATTGGATACATTCACATCGGCGATGTCTTGCGATACAGCGCGGGTGTGGTAATCGTAAGCCGCAATGGAACCACAACTTGTGAAAGCTTCCGGTGCGGCAAGAATCCGCTTGCGG